ATCTTGAGGATCAGAAAGATTCTAATGGTGATTATATTCTTGGTGCAGCACCTGATGGTTCTGGTGGTGTAGATTGGACTTCATATATCCATGAGAATGGAACAGGTGCATTAATATTTAAGACAGATGGTGGTCCTTCAACAGGAGCATATCAGTTCTATGATACTGGTTGGAGACCAATACTTAAATTATTCAGTGGTAGTAGTGCAAGAGCGGCTTTATATCATGCTGGAGTAGAAAGATTAATTACTACTGAGCAGGGTATTGATGTAACGGGTTTAAATGTATCTGGAGTTTCTACATTTCTGGGAGAATTTCATGATAAAGATGGAGATGTAGGAGCTGACGGTGATTTCTTAACGGCAAATTCATCAGGACTTGCCGTCTGGAAGAGTGCAACTGAATTAACAATAGAAAATGCTAGAAATGTAGGAATTGGATCTACTACTGAAACTAAAGTTTATTATCCTACCTTTGTAGAGCAAATTCATCTTCCTAATAACAGAGAGACTGAACCTCTTTTTGTTGATGTAGGATTAACATATTCATATAATGCTAGTACAAAGGTCGGTACGGTCGGTATTGGAACTTCTGCACCTAGAGAAGAATTGGATGTTGTAGGAACTACCACTACTAGGAACTTGATTGTAGCAGGTCTTTCTACTTTTATAGGTATAACCACAGTAATGGGGAATACTTTATTTACTAAACAATTAAGTGTATCGGGAGTTTCTACTCTTAACAATAATACTTTTGTAGAAGGAACAACTGATACTAATCAATTAATTGTATCTGGTTTATCAACATTTACGGGAATAGGTACTTTTGGTAGTGATCTATATGTTAAGGATGATTTAGCTGTTGGTGGAATTACAACAACGAAGAATTTAAGGGTTGCTGGTGTTTCTACTTTTGTAGGGCTTACTAGTTTTATTGGAATCTCTAGTTTTACAGATGATGTATCTCTTAATAAGGGTCTTAAAGATTACTTAGGTAATTTTGGTACTGATGGATGGATTTTAGAGTCTAGAAATAATAAAATAAAATGGGTATCTCCTAGTGATATAACTCTTGTGAATGCTAATAAGGTTGGTGTAGGTAGTATAAATGCAGCAGCTGCTGGTATAGGAACACATTTTATAACTTTTGTTGATAGTAATAATCCTTATGATGATAGACAAAACGAACTAATTTATTCAACTGGTTTATTTGTTTATGATCCTCAAGATAGTGGTAGAGTCGGTATTGGAACCACGATTCCATCCGATACTTTAAGTGTTAGTGGTATAACTTCATTTAAAGGGGAAGTATATTTTAATAATGATATTAGTGGAATAACTTCTATTGCTTGGAAACCATCTACAGGTCAATTGAAGTTTGAGGATGATGTTGAAGCAATATTTGGTACTGGTGATGATTTAAAAATATATCATGATGCTGATGGAGCAGAACCTAATAGTGTTATCGAGCATAGTAATTCTGCTGATTCAGGATTATATTTGAAGAGTAATAAAAGAGTTGAAATAACCGATGAAAATGCAGTAAATATAAGTCTTCGTTTTAATAATACTGGTAATTATGAGACAGAATTATTTCATGGTTCTACTAGAAGATTTGCAACTACTGGAACTGGTGTTTCAATATATGGAGCACTTCTTGATAAAGATGGTGAAACGGGATCATTAGGTCAAGTATTAAGTTCTACTGAAACTGGAATAGATTGGATACCATTAAGTGAAGCTGGTGTAGACAATGCAAATCGTATTAAAACTTTAGGAATAACTACTGATGCTACATTCCATTTAACTTTTGTTGATGATAATAATACTACTGGCGGTGCTTATGAGGCAGTTTATACTGGTGCTGGAATAACAGTTAATGCTAGTAACGATTATCTTTATCTTGGTGGATCTTTATATTTAGATGGTACGGATGCTAATACGGATGGTGATATTCATAGTTGGGGTGGATCCGATGGTGAATTTGCCATTTCTAATGAAGGTTCAGGTCCTATACATTTACTTGTACAAGATTCTGATGGTGGTGAGGCTATAGGTATTGTTAGTTTTAGTTCTCACACTGGTAATGATACTGCTGCTAGACAGTCTATATTTGCTTCAAACATTTATCCTAAAGTTACGGATACTTATAATATAGGAACATCTACAGGACTACGTTGGAATAATGTAAATGCTAAAAAAGGTTTCTTACACACATTAAGTGTTAGTGGAATTACAACTACTCTTAATCTGGAGGTTGTTGGTGTTTCTACATTTGTAGGAGTTTCTAGTTTTATTGGAATTTCTAGTTTTACATCTGATGTATCAATAAATGCAAAACTGAAAGATTGGACTGGTAATGGAGGGGATCCTTTACAAATATTACAATCAACAGGATCAAAAGTACGTTGGGTTGATCCTGATACAGTAACAATAGGACAAGCAACTCAAATTCGCACTGACCCACAGACTACCGATAGTGATTATTATATAACTTTTGTAAATAGTAATACTGGTGCAACTTATAAAAGTGTTTATACTAGTGCTGGAATAAAATATAATCCAAATTTCTATGGGGATGGTGGATCTTCAAAACTGACTATTGATGGTGATGTTGGAATCGCAGGAACTCTTACATATGAAGATGTAACCAATGTTGATTCTATTGGAATTGTAACTGCTGGTAAGGGATTAAGAATTACTACTGGTGGTATTGTCGTAACTGCTGGTATATCAACATTTGGTGGTGCTCTTGATATCAATAACAATGTAGATGTTAGTGGTATTTCTACATTCGCTGGAATTACAACTGTAACTGGAACTACTTTATTTGCAAAGGATGTTAGTATAGCTGGAGTTACCACTATGAGTGGTAATGTTTTACCTAGTGTAACTGATACTTATGATTTAGGTTCAACGACTCAAAGATGGAGAAATGTCTATGCCGAGAATCTGGGTATAGGAACTGATATTAGTGAAACTATTTTTACCAAATCTGGTAATTTTAATGGTACAGATCAGGTTATTGATGATGATGTAGATTCATCGGTAGAAATAATTGAATATACAATCTTCTTCTCATTAAATTCAGATACGTCTAAAATTCAATCTGAAAAAGTGTTGATTATGTCAAATGGAACTACACCATACATTGAAGAGTATGCTATTATGTACAATAATACAAGAATTGCTAATTTATCTACTGATATTAATGGTGGTAACACTAGATTATTGGGAACAAGTACGGAACAGGTAAATTATAAATTAGTAAGAAGATCACTGACTTAATATTATGATTACTACTAATATTACGAGTTACGAAGAACGGCAAGTAGCTTTTGAAGCATATAAAGATACATTACCAAAAGAACCGTCAGGGGATGTAAAAAAAGAATATTGTGTAGGTTGCTTTGAAAAAAGTGATTGGGAATTTATTCATGAAGAATTGATGAAAGATGGATCATTAGAGGATAATATACCCACAGATAAGTGTGATTGTATTAATGATTGCCTTCAAAGTGATGTAAGAGGAATTTATTTATTAACAGATACAGAAGCAACTGAACTTAGAGCAAATCCAAAGGTAGATTATGTTAATGTTAATATATGTGCATATCCCGGAACATATCAAGATAATCCAGATCATTTAGCAGAGGTTAATATTTCTTATAGGTATGCATCAAATGTAAAAAATCAACAACAAGTAACTACAAGCAGTGGAGGTATTCTTGAAAATTTTAATTCTGACAAATTAAATAGATGTAGTGCCCAAATATACAGGCACTCCGCAAAAAAGAATCCTTGGGTGACATTAGGAAATCCACAAACCGTAGTTCAGAAGCGATTACAGCAATTTGGAACAGGAGTAGATGTTGATGTAATTGTATGTGATCAAGATATGTGGTTTGGTCATATTGAATTTCAAGACCCTGATGAAATTACAAATATAAAAACATACGATGCTTCACAACCAGGTGGTGTAGGGGGAAGTGCTTCAACTGTGGCACCAAGTAATTTTGTTGGTGGTAATGTATTAAAAAGTGGATTTGCTAGTTCCTCTACAAATGGAACATGTGGTGTATTGGATTTGGTTTTAGATGCACCTTACTATATTGATTCTGCATGGTTTGAAGCTGATGCAAGCAGTAGATTAATGGAACGTTGGGATGGAACAACGGTTCCTGTCGAGTCTGTGGCCAGAGAATGGTGGTCTGATGCTTCTAAGAGATCGAGTGGTTTTGCAAGTGCAGGAACTATTTCATCCTCAAGCATAGCTTCTTATACAAGAGCTACATGTAATGGAAGTAATACTGCATATAAGACAGGAACTGGATATCATGGAACACCTTGTGCATCACAAGCATATGGAAGACAATATGGTTGGGCGTATAATGCAAACAAATGGTTTTTAAATCTTTATGGAACAAATGGTGTATTGTGGGAAGCGGGTTTTGATCTGCAAAAAATATTTCATGTTAATAAACCAAATCGATCATCAGACGATACCAAAAATCCCACAATATCAAGTAATAGTTGGGGAAGAAGATTTAATGCATCTACTTTAGGATCAAGTGGTTATTATTATTTTCGACCTGCTACGACTGATGGAACTACAACGGGAGTACAATATACCAGTTGGGATATGGATGGTAATACTAATGGTTTCGGGGGAAGTGCTCCGAGATTTATGACCAATCGAACACTTGATTTTTATTCTTCAGGTGTGCAGTGTGAACCTGTAAGCGGAGCAACTATGACTGCTGCGAATGAAATGACTGCTGCAGGAGTTATTTTTGTGGTTGCTGCTGGAAATCATAATCAAAAAATGGTCAAAAGCACTCATGGAGATTATAATAATTATGTTGGTTCTAATGATGACAGTTCTTTAAGTTCAACCCAATTTTATTATGCTTATGATGGACTTACTTATCATAAGACATTGGATAGAGGAGGATTTCCCCAAGCATTTAATAATGCCATTAACATTGGAGCATTAGATCATGTTTTTGGATCTGGAAAAGGTAGAAAAGTAAATTATAGCTCTACGGGAGATTTGGTTGATTGTTATGCAGTAGCGGATGATTCATTAGCATCTTGTGATAATCGAAGTAGTGGATATGCTCGTTATGATTCTTTTTATACCTATGATTCATCACAATCTGTGCTTTCATATGATAGAATTTTTAATGGAACTAGTTCAGCATGTCCTATTGCCGCAGGTTTAATTGCCACAAAATTACAATATAATAGAACTTGGACAAGTTCTGATATTAAAAGTTGGTTAACATCAACTGTAGGTCAACAAAATGCATCCGATTTTTATTATGGTACCGAATCAACAACTGTAAATGACACAAATTGGTCTGATCAGAATAGTATACAGGGAGGTGCAGGTATTGTTCCTTATGATACTCCAGTTTCTGATCCTGAACCTGATCCTGATCCTACTACATTATCAGCAGGTATAATAACCAAATTTAATCCTGGAGAAGGATTAACTCTTACTGGTTCTTCTGGATTAACTATTAAAAAACTTACATAACCCAATAAATAATAAAAAAAAGTAAATGACCAATAAACCTTTCGGTGTAGAAGAATTAAATATAGTTGGATCTGCTGGAACTGCTCTGGTAGAGAGTGTAGCTGATTTACATATCCGAGTAGGTGGTGGATGTACTGTAGGTATTGGAACAAGTACTTTAAATATTCAAGATGGAACAGCAGACGCTAATAATGATTCTGTTTTAAATGCTGGTATCGTAACTGCAAATTCATATTATGGAACATTTAAAGGAACTATTGATTCTAGTGTTGCAATAGCAACAGATAGAATATTGCAAGGTAATACACTTGCACAAGTAGTTGATACTGGTACGGATGGTCATTTCTTAGTAAAAACAGAAGGAACTGAAAGACTTCGCATCATAGGAATTGGATCAGTTGGTATTGGAACTACTATACCCCGCTATGATTTAGATATAACAAAAATCAGCACTTCTCCAGATACAAGTTTGAGACTTTATAATGATGAGACTGGAGCGACTCGTGATACAGTAATGAGATTCGAAATTGCTGGAACAGAGTCAGGTAATTATATCTACTTTGGAGATGGTGATGATACCAATGCTGCTCAGATAGTCTATAGTCATAGCGTCGATGCTATGAGATTTTTTACTGGCAATACAGAGGGAAACTCTCCTGATCCTGCTACTGGTGGTGACAATACATTCGAAAGACTTCGCATCACATCTTTGGGTGATGTTGGTATCGGAACTGATAATCCTATTGGTGTTAATGCGGTTAGTGCTGGTAATACTGCGGTTCTTGCTGTCGGTGTCTTAACTGCAAGAGAACTTTATGGTACTTTTAAAGGAACAATAGATCCTGGATCTTCTACAGTTAGTATTAGTACTAATATTGAGGATGTTTTCAGTGTTTCTAGTAATACAATTTCTGCTGATGATCCTGGTGGAGATAGAATTATATTTTGGGATCATAGTGAGGCTGAATTAACTCATTTAAGTCTGGGAACTGGTTTAGAGATAGATGGAACTAGTTTAAAAACCAATAGTGATGCGGGTAATACTTATACTTTAGAAGCTGTAGATTCAAATCCAAATACTACGTTGAGGTTGAGTGATACAGTTACGAATGATGATGTTCTTATAACAGCAGGAACTAATGTTAGTTTTGCTGATACAACTGCATCTGGATTCACTATTAATGTTGCTAGTGGTGCTGGTATTACATTTAGTGCAATAGATGTAAAACAATATACTGATGTTCCATCTTCAAGAACTGAAAGATCATGCACTAATCCAATTGTAGTTCATGTTGAGAGTGATACTGCCACTATTGGAATTGGTTCGACGAGTAATGCTTATGGTAATAAATTTCTTCAGGAAGATGATCCTACAACTCCTGAAGGTGGTAGTTGGACTGTTTGTGATGGAGATATCTGGTATGATACCTCAACTTTAGGTAGTGGGGGTGATGTTTCTGGAAGTAATAGACAAGTTCAGTTTAATGATGGTGGAGTTCTTGCTGGTGCCGCAAATTTATTATTCTATAAATCAACGACTCAGCCACAATTAATACTGAGACCTAGTGATACTAGTGTTAGTTCTAATGGTGGGGAGATGATAGTTGAGAATGGAGATAATACAAATCATGCAGTATTACATTCTGATGGGGGAATTGAACTATACCGATCAGATAGTACTACTACCTATGGTGGACCTTATATTGATTTTAAATATCAAGGTTCTAAGGATATGGATGCCCGTATTCAAATGGAGCATACAGATGCTTATAGTGGTATAAGTAATGATGAGTTTTCTTCACTTATGTTTTACACTGGTGGGGGTAATTTACCAGGAGGAAGTGATCCTGGATTAGTAACTAAGAAATTCACTATTGGAAGATATGGGCAAATTGGATTATGTACTGTTACTGAAACTAATAATGTGGGTTATGGTACGACTGGTAATGTTCTCATATCAAACGGCCCTAGCGATCCTGCTTATTGGTCTCATACACCCAAACAAGGTGAATGGTGGCATTCAACTAAAAGGTCAGTACCTCTGATATATTCTGATGGTGTAATGGAGGTTGGTAGGTTTATTGATTTTCATCATAGTGCTGGTAGTAATTATGATTGGGATGGTCGTATTGAATTAGAGACGGCAGGAACTGGAAGTGGAAGTGGTTCTCAACCAGCTACAGGTGGAGCATTTTTAGCCTATAATAGTATCTCTAATGTTTCTGATCGTAGAATAAAAGAAAATCTAAAAGTCATTACTTCTGCTTTAGATAAAGTTGGAGTACTCACTGGGTATACTTTTAATTATAATAATATAGGAATAGATCCAAATAATTCTCCTCGTAGGGCGGGTATTATTGCTCAAGATGTTGAAAAAGTTCTACCTGAAGTAATTGTTCAAGGTCAGGAGGGAATAAAAGGTGTGACTGATAGTGGAGTTACGGCATTATTAGTCGAAGCTATAAAGGAATTGAAAGCAGAAAATGAAGACCTTAAGGCAAGAATTGTTAACCTAGAATCTCAGTCTAAATAAAAAAAAGATAACTATGGGTATAAAGTATAGAAAAAATGGTGCTTGGGTAGATGTTGCAACAGCTAACACTGGAACAGCAACAGGTCTAACTGCTGTATTGTGGGAGCAAAAGACCGCAGGTACTGCTGGAGGAACCTTTGCTCAAGATAGTTGGGAAGATAGAGTTTTAAACAGTAAATCAGATCTTCAAACTTTTGTATCATGGCCGGGCGGTGCGAGTACAGGAACAGATGGCACTAATACTATATTTTCATTACCTGCAGGTAGTTATCTTATAGAATGGAGTGCTCCTGCAGCTACTGTTTCTAAACATAAAACTCGATTAATTTATTCTCTCAGTGATACTTTTAGTTCTCCAACATATATTAATGGAAGTAGTGAATTTGATGGTTCCAATATAGATCCTAATAGTCAGACTAGATCTTTTGGATCAATTACACTTACACTAACTAATACAACCTATTTTAAAGTTCAACATCGATGTAGCGTTGCTCAAGCTGATTATGGTTTGGGTTATGCGTCAGATTTTGGTGTAGTAGAAGTTTATACAATAGTAAATATAAGAGATTTAGGTGGTTCCAGTGGTGGAGGTGGTGGTGGAAGTGGTGTTACTGACGGTGATAAAGGAGATATCACAGTGTCAGGGGCTGGCACTGTTTGGCAAATAGATAATGATGTAATATCAGAGAAACATATTGATGCTGCTGGTACACCAGCTGATGACCAAGTTTTAGTATATGATTCTACAGAATCTACTAAGTGGAAATGGGCAGATTCTGGAGCAACAGTAACCACTTCTGATAGTGCACCTGCTACTCCTAGTGATGGTGATCTATGGTGGAATTCTCTAACAGGTATATTGAACGTTTATTATCAAGATGCTGATAGTTCCCAATGGGTTAATGCCACGGGTCGAGGTTCTACTTCTGCTATAGCAGGAATAACTAAGGTTGCAACAGTAAAAGATGTAAAGGCATATAATGAAGATGGAGGAACATTTGCTGCTGCTACATGGGTTCATAGAGATTTACAGACACTTTCCGATCCCTATAATATTGGTATTAGTGTTAATTCAAATATAATACAAGTTCCTGCAGGTACTTATAGTATTCTATGGAGAGCTCCTGCTTATAATTGTGGTCGTTTTACTTCTAGGTTAGCTTATTCATCTACTAGTTCTACAATTGCATCTGGTATAACTTATGTTGTAGCAACTTCAGGTTATTCACATGAGTCTCAAGCTCGTGCAGATTCTACATCACTGGGATCTGTTTCTTCTGTAACCTTTACTTCTACCACTTATCTTAAAATTGAACAATATAGTGCTAATGGAGAAACTTCTCTATCAACTGGATTAGGAGTTAGTTCTGGTATTAGTGATGATGGTGATGGTAATCCAGTTGATTCAGTTTTTACCACCGTTATAATAGAAGATTTAGCAACTGCTGTTAAAGAAGATGCAGGAACTACTAGTAATAATGTTTGGCATGTCGAAAAGAGTGACTCACAACTGATTCATGAAAATCCAGTTGCTTGGGTTGATATTACAGGTTTGTCTCAGACTGTTAGTTCCCCCACTGCCTCTACTAAATTTTTAATTACTGCTACTGTTAATGCTAGTATAGTGGGAACGGGGTCTGATGGCTTGGTAAGATTAATGAGAGATACCACTGTAATAGGAAGTACTTCTTCAGAAAGTGGGGCCACTACTAATACAACTGGTTTTGGTCAGGTAAGTGGGCAGAATGCAGAATATCAATCAAATGCTCTTTGTATAACTTATCTAGATACTCCTGGTGTAGGAACTCACACATATCATATAGAAGGTATAAATGCGGATGCTAGTATAGGTATGAGGATAAATAGGCGAGGTCATCATGATTCTTTCTATGTTACTAGTCATATGTCAATTCAACAGTATTCTTAAAGGAGGAGTAACAATAAAATGGCTTTAGATTTTCCAAATAGTCCCACGAATGGTCAACTTTATACTTCTAATAATGTAACATGGGAATATGATTCTTCCACTTCAACTTGGGATGTCAAATACGATGGTGTTGCAGGAACAACTAGAGTTGCATTATTAAAAGACCAGAAAAATTTTGGTGTTAATGGTGGAATTTTTACGAACGATGCATGGAGAGATAGAGATTTAACGGTAAAAGAAGATCCTCAAAATTTTGTTACTTTTTTTCCTACTGCTAATGGTCAAACAACCCCAAGTCCTGCCGATGCACCTGGTTATTGGTCACTACCAGCAGGAACCTATAAGATAGACTGGAGTGCTCCTGCCTTTGAGGTTAATCGTCATAAGAGTAGATTAGTCTGGAGTACTACTCAATTAGAAATTTCAACTGCTGGTCTTCATGCTAATATAGTTGCTGCTGGTGATATTGCAGAAGGTTCAAATGCAGACACCACTAATCATACCACTGGTGGTGGAAGTGATGATGAACATGTTACGACTCAGAGTAGTGGATTTAAAATCATAACTATCACAGAAACCACATATTTTAAAATTTTACACTGGGCTGTAGTTACGAGAGGTGATGTTTCAAATCCTGATGGATTCGGAGAGGGAATGTCTCCTGGAGGTAGTTATGATACTGGTTCAGAAATTTACACTCAAGTAAGAATAGAAGATTTATATACTACAGTTAAAAATAATGCCACTTATGTTGAAGGAACATCTAGAATTGCATCAGTAAAAGATGTAAAAGGAAATACGGATCCGGGAGGACAAATTACTGCAAACACTTGGACTACAAGAGATTTAAACACTATCGCAGATCCAAGTAGTATTGGGATTAGTGTATCATCAGACAGTAGTGGAACTGGTAACTATATCACTGTTCCTGCAGGAACTTATAAGATTACATGGAAAGCTCCTGGCTGGCGTCTTTATACATTTCAAACTAAATTAGAATATTCCATTGATTCTACATTTGCAACTGGTGTAACTAAAGTAATTGGTTCTTCTGAATATGCTTCTAGTACTGATGGTGCTAATACTTCTCAGACATCTTCAGAAGGACTCCTTGCTTCTGTAACCTTTACTCAAGAAACCTACGTTAGAATAAGGCAATGGGCTGGTGTAACAGGACCAACTACACCGACCAATGGACTTGGTGTAGCTTCATATAATGATGTTCTATCAACTTATTCAGGTGAGAGTTCAATTTATACCACCGTTCAAATAGAAGACTTAGCAACTGCTGTTAAAGATAATGCCACTTATGTTGAAGGAACTTCTAGAGTTGCTATATTAGAAGATCAAAAAACTCAAAATACTAGTGGAGGAACTTCTCTTACTGCTGATTGGAATATTAGAGTTTTAAATACAAAAACAGATCTTTCAGATTTTGTTAGTTTTGGTGGTGGAACTACAGGAGTTGGTGGAAATAATACTACTTTCTCATTAGCAGCAGGTACTTATTCATTCCAATGGCGAGCCCCTGCTTGGGATACTACCACGATGAGAACAAGATTAGCTTATAGTGCAGATTCTGGTTTTTCTAGTGGAGTTACTTACATATATGGAGAAAGTGCTGAAGCAAGTTCGTCACCTTCACCAACATTTTTTGCAGCTGGTAAGGGAGTTGTTACTATTACTGAGACTACTCATTTTAGAATAGAACATTACACTAACAACGGTGCTGCTACAAATGGTTTAGGAAATCCAAATAATATTACTGGTGTTAATGAAGTATATACACAAGTAATAATAGAAGACTTAGCAACTGCTGTTAAAGATAATGCCACTTATGTTGAAGGAACAACTAGAATTGCAAGACTATATGATGAAAAGACTCAGAATACTAATGCAGGTGCTCCTTCTGGTACAGGTTTTGAGGATAGAACTTTAAATCAGACTGATGATCCTTATAGTATTGTTACTTTAGATTCAGGTAATGTTTATTTTTCATTAGCAGCAGGTAGTTATAAGATAAGTTGGAGAGCTCCTGGCCAGGATTGTAACAGGTTTAGAACTAAATTAGTCTATGCAAATAATACTTCTTTTACTAGTTCTTCAGAAGTATTGGGTGAATCCGCAAAAACTGATAAAGCAGTGGGAGTTGAAGGTCAATTTTATGGTTGTGGTACTGCCATTCTTACTACTACTGAAACTAAATATTTTAAAATACAACAGTCACTAGAAAGTCTAGGTAATTGGGGTGTAGCATCTAATATAGGTGGTCCTGAAATATACACACAAGTATTTGTAGAAGACTTAGCAACTGCTGTTAAAACATCAACGGGTGATGGTAAAGTTATTAATGTATGGAATGTTGTATTTGATGGTACACAATATATTCGTTATAGTCCTTACCCAGGAGGTAGTGCGACTTGGCAAGATATTTCAGATTTAACTATGACTCTTACCCCTACAAGTGCATCTAGTAAATTCTTAATTACTGCTACTGTGAATGCTGGTATGGGTGTGTCTGCTGAGAACGATTGTTTGTTAAGATTGGTAAGAGATACCACTGTAATAGGAAGCACTAACAGTATTTTAAATGGAGCACTTCCAGATACTACTGGGTTTGCTCATCTAGCTGGTCAACAAGCTTATACTGGAATACAATCTCTTAATATAAGTTACTTAGATACTCCTAATACTACTAGTCCTATTACATATCATATACAAGGTATTAATATTGGAGCTGACCAATGGCTTCTAATAAATTATAGGGGTGCTGGAACTTACTTGACTACCAGTCAAATGACAATTACGGAGTTGCGACCATGACTTACTCTTCAACTGATCTTGAGGCCATCGCAAAGGCATATCCTAATGCTGTAAATATTTGTAGTAAATATGGAGCTAAGGATAAAGATGGCAATCAAATTTCTATTGCATCTACTTTAGTTGATGCTGCAAGAGTTGAATTAGATAAACTTTCATATAAGACTGACAGAGTTGTTGGATTGAATACTATCACTTATCCTAGTCTGGGAGAACAATTAGATTTGTTATATCATGATATTAAAGCAGGTAAACTTGGTATTGCTGCTACTACTGGAGATTGGTTTGTTGGTATAACGAGTGTAAAAGATGCTCATCCAAAACCCTCTTGACAAACTCTTATACATATGCTATGGTGCTTTGGATTAAGTGATTGACGACATGAATGATGATTTTGTGAATCGTACAATTATCGATGTATGTAACAAATCATTTCTCATTATCTCTGATGATGGGGAAGAGAAAAAAGTTGTTTGTGAAACTACCGAACAATTTATGCATGTTATGGAAGTTGTGAATGAATTGCTTGAACCAGAGCGTATAAAATATGCGGATCTTGCTATTCATGAAAAAACAAAAGGCAGAAAAAGAAGAAGAAAAGGCACTTAAAAGACTTCACGATGATTATCGTCGTCAGTTTGATTCAAATTATCCTGATGATGAGTTTGTAAAAATACAAACATGTAATGGAAGTGCTGAGAGTTAGTACTAAATATTTTAGTCGAAATATTCTTATGTACTGGATACATTCTACCTATTGTTGGTATGGGGATTGGACTAACAATTCTAAGAAACTTGTTAAGATGTATTTTATAAATGATATTCCTTTTACATGGGATGAACTGGAAGATGTGGCAGTAACAGAACGTGATGTAGAAAATATTAGAGTTATTGCTAATAATCAGAGAGAATATAATACAGAAGAGTTGTATAATTATTATACTTATTTGTTAGAAGAAGAGATGCATCCTCTAATATTTGATATGGATTTGGAGAATCCAGAAGATCTTCCTGATACTGTAGAAATTGAAGAAGATCTAGCTAACTAAATAAGATATAGTAATAATTTTAGTAGTCATAATCTCATGCCTCTGAATAAATTAGATAATTTTATAAAGAATACTGAGGGTCGTATTCTTTATGTGAGTCCAAGCGATTTAGACTCAACAGATAGTATTAGTAATGAAGGTAATTCCCTTGCGAGACCATTTAAGACGATTCAAAGAGCTTTACTTGAATCTGCTAGATTTTCTTATGTAAGAGGAAGAAGTAATGATATTGTAGAAAAGACAACAATTCTTTTATTACCAGGCGAGCATTATGTTGATAATAGACCTGGATTGGCAATTTATGATGATAGTGGTACTGCAAGAGTTAGAGAAGCAGGTCAAGAAACTTCAGGAAATGCAGCAACAAGTACATTAAATTTAAATTTAAATTCTAATTTTGATCTAGCACAAGAAGATAATATTCTTTATAAATTTAATAGTGTTAATGGTGGTGCTATTGTTCCTAGAGGAACTTCTATCGTTGGATTAGATTTAAGAAAGACAAAGATAAGACCTAAGTATGTACCAAATCCAACAGACCCTACTGTAGCGAAGTCTTCAATATTTAAGATAACAGGTTCTTGTTATTTCTGGCAGTTTACAATATTCGATGGAAACGATTTAGAGGAAGTTTATATAGCTCCTTATTCATCATCAAAATCTAAACCAACTTTTTCTCATCATAAATTAACTGTATTTGAATATGCGGATGGTGTTAATAATGTAGAGTATGGAAATAATATCTATACTATTACAGACCTTGATATGTATTATGCTAAGGTTGGTAATGGATATAATCAGGGTTCTACTAGAGAGATAGTAACTAGTCAGAAATATCCTGAAGATCCTGCTGCTTTTGAAAAGCAAAGACCTGAGTATGAGATTGTAGGTGCTTTTGCTCCTGATCCACTTGAAATTGCTTCAATTCAGGCTGGAAGTCTTTCATCAGGGGTATCATCTACTATTAGTGTTAAAACTAAAAAACCACATAATTTTCAGGTTGGTACTCCTATTAAAATAAAAGGAGCTAATCCACCTCAATATAATATTTCTGCAGTAGTTACTTTTGTAAGTGATACTGATAATACTCTCTTTACATATACATTACCTGGAGCAAATGGTAATGATTTGGGTACAGGAACAGGAGACGTATCTTCAGCAACAGTTACTATTGAAACTGATACAGTAGAAGGTTCATCACCTTATATCTTTAACTGTTCGATGCGTTCAGTTTATGGTATGAATGGATTGAGAGCAGATGGTAATACTGCTACTGGTTTTAAATCAATGGTGGTTGCTCAATTTACTGGTGTTTCATTACAAAAAGATGACCGTGCATTTGTAAAGTATTCTACTGATTCTAGAGAGTATGAACCTACTTCTCTTCCACCTATTAGTGAAGGTACTGATCTTTCGTCAGGTTCTTCACAAACTGGTACTGGTCAAGCACTTCATTTAGATTCTGGTGCTATCTATAGACAAGGATGGGAAACTACTCATATTAATATGGAGAATGATGCTATTCTTCAGATAGTATCTGTATTTGCTATTGGATATGCTAAACACTTTACAGCAAGTAATGGTTCCGATGCATCAATTACAAACTCTAACTCCAACTTTGGACAATTATCTCTTATTTCGGATGGATTTAAGAAGGAAGCATTTGATAAAGATAATAAAGCTTTCATTACTTCAATTATTCCTCCACGAAGTATAACTACAAAAGAAGAGGAAATTGATTGGGTTGCTATTGATACGGCAGAAGTAGATACTAGTAAATTATATTTGTATGGATACACCTCTAAAGATAATCCTCCTCTTATTAACGCTCAAGGATATAAAATAGGTGCGAGACTTAATGGTAAATTGTATTTAAATATTCTTTCTACAACTTATCAAGCTGAAGTACTCATGCCTACGGGCCAAAGTTCACGTTTAGAATATAGTGTTACTGATGTTCCAGATAAATTATCTAATAACTTTACGATAGGCACTCATCAATTTACAACTGGTGAAAAGGTTATTGTTACAAGTGAGACTGGAGATTTGCCAGAGAGTATTGAAACTGATGTAGTTTATTATGTGATAACTAAAGCAACTAAGGATACTATACCATCTTCTAGTGATATTCAATTAGCAACTTCTGAGTCTAATGCTATTAATGGATCGGAACTTACTGTTGCTGGTGGTACTGGTCTTAAAATTATTTCAAGAGTTTCTGATAAAATTGCTGGAGATATAAACAGTCCAGTACAATTCGATACTTCTAAGAGTAAGTGGTATATTGTAGTTAATCCTGTAGATAATACGATTACAGGTCAATTAACTGGTCAAGCAAATCTTGGTGATGTTTCTACTGATAATACTTATATTAAGAGAAAAATAGATGAAAGAAGTTTAGATGAAAAGATCTATAAAGTACGAGTTGTAATTCCTAAAGAACTTGGAAATGCTAAGAATCCAGAGAATGGATTTATTATTCAAGAATCTAGCACTACAGGTGCAAGATCTAATACAGACTTTAATCTTTCTAGTGTTTTAACACCTGCTGATTATGAATTTAAGAAAAATCCAGGTTTTATTGCTACTTGTACATCTCCATCTATTAGTGGAATTGCATCTGTTACGACAGAACTTCCTCATTATTTGAATACTGGTGATACTGTTATTATTAAAAATGTAACTGATAGTATTAATGTAACTGGTACAGCTAATACTGGTTATAATGGAACTTATGATATAACGGTAGTTGATGATATGAGATTTACATATCAACCTACTAAGAATCATGGAGTAAATCTAACAAATGATACTTTAAGTAGAACAATTGATTTACCAAGATTTGAGAGAAATAATTTACAAGATAATTTGTATGTTTATAGAAATGAAATAGTTAATGAATATATTGATGGTAAGCAAGATGGTGTTTATCATTTATATGTGTTAAATGCTAATTATCAAATTCCTACTGAATTTACAGACTATGCTTATGGACAAAATGTAACTGATCTATATCCACAATTAGATAGGGATAATTCCAATGATAACCCACCAAGTGCTTCTTCTTATGCAGTAAGGAATCCTCTTGGTAAAGTTGTAACTAATGAACTTAAAAAGAGTATAACCAGAGAAACTATAGACAAATTAAGTAAAGTTTTAGGAATAGGTGTTACTGTATCTTCTATTAGTGATAATGTAGTTACTTTTGCTAGAAAGCATGGTTTTAGTGGAATCCAAACAGGAACATTAAGAGTTGCTGGTTCTAGTTATCCAACTGATGGAACTTATTATAACATTAAGTTATTGAGTGGAGGATATACTTCAACTACTGGAATTTGGAATGGTGCTACAGCTCATTTTGATGTTGTAGGTGGTTCTATTGTAAGTGCTAGTTTGAATATTCAATCTCCTGGTTGTGGTTATACAGCTACTGATGGTGGAACAACAGATTTATATTTTGATGAAGCTGTTATTGGTGCTCCTTCATCTAGGGCAAGGTTGCAGTTATATTCTAGTGGTATTTCATCTGCAATCGGAAATGTAGTTCAGTTTACTGGTGTTGGAACTACTGATGATGGTTATTATAGGATTACAAGTGTACCTAGTTCTACTACAATTTCTATTGCGAAGACTTCAGGTGATCCTGCCATCGTTCCTAATCAGTATGCAATTCCTACTGCACCATCTATTGTGGTGACTGGATCTCCTACTGCGGTTTCTAATGGTATTTCAACAATTAATACTGTTTCTTCTCATGGTCTTACAGGTGGTAATAGTATCAAATTAGTTGATAGTAATAATAACAATTTGGGAAGTTGGATAGTTAATACGGTAGTTGATGTTAATACATTTAGTGTAGCTGATATTCCTACTGGTTTAACTTTAGGTGCTCCTACTTATGTTTATAAAGAAGGATTTTCTGCTAATGCAAAAGCTTCTGATAGAACTGAGGAGAACCTTCAAGCTAGAGCTATTTCTCCTTTTGAAAATAATTATTCAAGATTAGGAGCAGAATTAACTGATAGTTCTTCGACAATTCAACTTACAACAACAAGTGGAATTGCTACTAATGTATTCCCTTATGGTTCTTATCTTCAGGTTGATGGTGAAATAATGAGAGTTGCTTCACCTAGTGTGAGTGGTGTTGGAAATAATCAACTTACAGTTATTAGAGGTGCATTAGCAACAGGAGTTACTACTCATGTTAGTGACTCATTAGTTAAATCAATTAGACCAATTCCAATTGAGTTTAGAAGACCATCTATTCTTAGAGCATCTGGTCATACATTTGAGTATCTTGGTTACGGGCCAGGAAACTACTCAACTGCACTTCCACAGGTTCAGAATATAACTCTTACTGAAAGAGAAGAGTTTCTTTCTCAGTCACAAGAGAAATCAGGTGGTATCGTTGTTTATACTGGTATGAATAATAAAGGTGATTTCTTTATTGGAAACCAGAAGAAGTCTTCTGCTACTGGTGAAGAAGTTACATTTGATACTCCCGTTGCAACAGTTACAGGAGAAGATCCTGCCAAATTAAGTTTAGTAACAGATGAAATTACTGTTAAGGAAAGATTACTAGTTGAAGGTGGTAAGTCTCGATTAGTTCTATCTCAATTTGATGGACCTGTAACATTCAATAAAGACGTAAGAATTAATGGAGATCTTTCATTTAGTGGTGCTGTAAGAATCAAAGATCAAACTGATTCTACATCAACAAATTCTGGAGCTTTAAGAGTTGCTGGTGGTGTTGGAATAGGAAGTAATTTATATGTTGGTGGTGGAACTACCATGACTGGTAGATTAACAGGTGCAGGTGCAACATTTAGTGGTGATCTTTATGCTGCTAATATATCCTCAGGTAGTTCTATAACTGCTGGTAACTGGAATGGTAGCAAATATGCTGGTAAG